AGCGGTACTTGGTACAGCTGCTGTTAAAACTACCTTTAACACTTCAGAAGGAGTTGTGGTTGACTATGTAGATCCAGCTAGAATAGTACACTCTTACACAGAATCCCCTTACTTTGAAGACGTATACTATATAGGTGAAGTTAAAACTATACCTATAAACGAGTTGGTAAAACAGTTTCCTCATTTATCAAATGAAGACTTAGAAGAAATACAAGATCAAAGCCTAACACAAGCTCACAGATACAACACTCATAGAAGAGAAAAAGATAAAAATCAAATAGATGTTTTATACTTTAACTATAAAACTTTTATGAACGAAGTTTACAAGTTAAAAGAAACTTCTAGCGGTGGAGAAAAGGCTATAGAGAAAGATGACGGCTTTAATCCTCCTACAGACAAGGTTGGTGGATACGCTAAACTTTCTACTCAAGTAGAGGTTTTATATGAAGGAGCTATGATACTAGGTTCTGACAAGCTACTAAACTGGGGTTTGGCCGAGAACATGATGAGGGAAAAAAGTGATTATACTAAAGTTAAGATGAACTACAGTATGGTTGCTCCACGAATGTATCAAGGTAGAATAGAGAGTATAGTAAGTCGTATTACTGGATTTGCTGATATGATTCAGTTGACGCACTTAAAGCTACAACAAGTCATGGCACGTATGGTTCCAGACGGAGTTTATTTAGACGCTGATGGCCTAGCGGAAGTTGATCTTGGTAATGGAACAAACTATAATCCACAAGAGGCTTTAAACATGTTCTTTCAAACAGGTTCTATTATAGGTAGATCTTTTACTGCCGATGGAGATCCTAACCCAGGTAAAATACCTATTCAAGAAATATCTGGTGGAGCTGGAGCTGGTAACAAAATGCAAACGTTGATAGCTAATTACAATTATTATCTGCAAATGATAAGAGACGTAACAGGTTTAAACGAGGCTAGAGATGGTAGTACGCCCGATAGAAACGCTTTAGTTGGTGTTCAAAAGTTAGCCGCGGCTAATAGTAATACAGCTACTAGGCATATTCTGCAAGCTGGATTATTTTTAACGGCCGATGTAGCTCAACAGTTGTCACTTAGAATATCTGACATACTAGAGTATTCTCCTACAAAAGACGCTTTTATCCAACAGATAGGAACGCACAATGTTGCTACGTTAGAAGAAATGTCAGAGCTACACCTGTATGACTTTGGTATATTTATAGAGCTAGCACCAGACGAAGAAGAAAAGCAGCTATTAGAAAACAACATACAAATGGCTTTAACACAAAAGCTAATTAAACTTTCTGATGCTATTGATCTTAGAAACATACATAACGTAAAGCTAGCTAACGAGCTGTTAAAGATTAGAGAGAAGAAAAAAATGCAAGAAGAACAAGCTATGCAACAACAAAATATAGCTGCTCAGCAACAAGCACAACAACAAACAGCTCAAGCACAAGCACAGGCTGAAACTCAAAAGCAACAAGCTGTAACTCAAATGAGTATGCAGCTGGAGCAAGCTAAATCAGAGTTTAAAGCTAAAGCATTAGAGCAAGAAGCTTCTATTAAAGAAAGGCTTATGGACAAAGAGTTTGACTTAAATATGAAAATGAGGGAAATGGATAGAGAAGATGCCGAGGCATCTGAACAACGCCAAGACGCTAGATCTGAGAGAGAAGGTCAAAGAAAAGAAAGAGTAGAATCAAACAAACAAAAAGGTAAAAGATTCGAGTCATCAGGTAATGATGTATTAGGTGACGGCTTGAACATGAATAAGTTTTAAACCAATTATTATATTATATTATGAGTGAAGAAAAACAAGAAGCACCAGAGGTGCAAGAAGAAAACACTGTTAAAGTGAGTCTAAAATCAGAAGATGTAGAAACAGTCAACAAGGTTGACTTAAGTAAAAAACCCGATGTTGAAGAAAGTACAACTAACGACTCAGGAGTGGTTGGAAGCGATGAAGCTGCCGACACCCCACCGGAACAAGAAGAAGTACAGGCGGAAAGTAAAACACAAGAAAGCCCAGTACTAGAAGAGATTACTAAAGAAGAGATTGAAGAGGTTGCTGAGCCGGCTATTGAGGCTAGCAAAACTAGAACGCTTCCAGAAAGTGTAGAAAAGCTAGTTGAGTTTATAAACGAAACTGGAGGAACGGTACAGGATTACGTTAATCTAAACCGAGACTATTCTGAAATGGATAACCTAACGGCTCTTCAAGAATATTATAAAACAACTAAACCTCACTTAAGCTCAGAAGAAAGAGCTTTTTTGATGGAAGAAAACTTTTCGTTTGACGAAGAACTTGACGACGAAAAAGATGTTAAAAGAAAGAAAATCGCTTTAAAAGAGCAAGTTGCCGAAGCGAAAGCCTACTTAGACGGGCAAAAGTCTAAATATTACGAAGAGATCAAGGGTGGATCTAAGCTTCCTGACGAAGCAAAGAAAGCTATGGATTTTTTCAATCGTTACAACAAGGAATCTGAAGAGAATCAGAAAAAAAACGAACGAGTTAGTAACGTCTTTAAACAAAAAACACAAAATGTTTTTAACGAAAAGTTCGAAGGTTTCGAATATAACGTTGGAGACAAAAAATTTAGGTTTAATGTCAAAGACTCTAGCGGTGTAAAAGAAACTCAAGGCGACATAAACAACTTTGTCAAAAGGTTTTTGAACGAAGATGGAACTATGGAAGATGCCAAGGGATATCACAAAGGCTTATACACGGCTATGAATGCAGACTCTATCGCTCAACACTTTTACGAGCAAGGTAAAGCTGATGCTTTAAAAACTTCGGTTGAAAAAGCAAAGAACGTTAATATGGACCCAAGACAGTCTCATAGAGAAGTTCAAATTGGTGGAACTAAGTATAAAGTTTTAAGTGGAGATTCTTCTAATGATTACAAGGTTAGAATTAAAAAAGGAAGGAAATAGTTTTCTTCCATAACTTAAAAACATATTTATTATGGCAATTTCAAATCCAGGCCCCGGACACACTGGGGTCTCAGGTGAGTTGAATAGTGTACCAGCTTCGAAAAAAGCAACACTATCTTCAAACTACATTGATTTTACCGCAGACGGAAACGACTGGGGTCAACAATATTTACCAGACTTAATGGAGTCTGAAGCTGAGGTTTTCGGTAACAGAACAATCGCAGGATTTTTATCACAAGTAGGTGCCGAAGAGTCAATGACCTCTGATCAAGTTATTTGGTCTGAGCAAGGTCGTTTGCACTTATCTTACGTTGGTACTGTTAACAACCAAACAAGTGTTGTTACTATCGCAGGTGGCTCCGCAGGTGTTACAACAGATATTGACGGAAACGATATTGCTTCAGGTGAGCATGGCGTTCGTATTAACGACATCGTTATTGTAGCTACTGCTGAAGGAGTTATTAAGTGTAACGTTACAGCGGTAGATGCAACTACAGCAACAGTACACCCTTACGAGCACAGTGATATTGAAGATACTGCTGCGTTTGGAAATGGTACTTCGGATGTTTGTACTGTATTAGTTATTGGTTCTGAATTTGGTAAAGGTGTATCTGGTCAAGGTGGAACAGTTTCCACAACTGCTGGTTTTGGTACTGTAAAACCAACTCACAAATCATTTACTAATAAGCCTATCATTATTAAAGACTACTATGAAATTTCTGGATCTGATACATCTCAAATTGGTTGGGTTGAAATCTCAGGAGAAGAAGGACAGAGTGGTTACTTATGGTATTTGAAAGCTGAAGGAGACACAAGAGCTCGTTTCGCTGACTACTTAGAGATGACTATGCTAGAAGCTGTTAAAGGTACAGCTGATGCAGGGGATACTGACGCTGATGCTGGTCAAGGTGGTTTAACTGCTGGTAACAATATTGGTACTGAAGGTTTATTTGCTGCTATTGAGACTCGTGGTAATATTACAACTGGTGTAACAGGTGTTAACGCTGCTACTGACTTAGCTGAATTTGATGCTATATTAGCTGAATTTGACAATCAAGGTGCTATTGAGGAAAACATGATGTTCGTAAACAGAGCTACTAGCTTAGCGATGGACGACATGTTAGCTTCTATGAATTCTTACGGTGCTGGTGGTACTTCTTACGGAGTATTCAACAACTCTGAAGACATGGCGTTGAATTTAGGCTTTTCTGGTTTCCGTAGAGGATCTTACGACTTTTACAAGTCTGACTTCCGTTACTTAAACGACAAGTCTACTCGTGGATCAATTAACTCAAGAGCTGCTGGATTCGGCGTTCGTGGTGTTATTATCCCAGCTGGTGTATCTACTGTATATGACCAAACATTAGGTAGAAACTTAAAACGTCCGTTCTTACACGTGCGTTACAGAGCTTCTCAAATGGAAGATAGAAAAATGAAAACTTGGATTACTGGATCTGTTGGTGGAAACATCACTTCTGATTTAGATGCAATGCAAGTACACTATTTGTCTGAAAGATGTTTAGTTACTCAAGGTGCTAATAACTTCATGTTGATGAAGTAAGCAATATTACTAAGGTCGGGGCTTCGGCTCCGATCTTTTTTTTTAATTTTTTATATTTTATATTATTATGGCTAAAAAGCAAACTGCAGCAAAAGCTGCAACAAAACAAGAGGTGGAGGTACCGGTTGTTGAAACACAAGTTGTTGAAGCACCAAAACCTAAAAAAGTTGAACCTAAAAAACCTACTTGGGAAGTAAAAGATAGGGTTTATTATTTAAAGCAAAATAAATCCGCTCTAACTTACTCAGTTAAATCCTCAGGTATATATTACTTTGATGAAGAAAAAGGGTATGAGCGAGAATTAAAATATTGTGAAAATCAAAGAACTTCCTTTGTAGACGAAATGCAAGGAGACCAAAGATTAGCACATATTTTGTTTAGAAATGGCGCGTTATACGTTCCTAAAAATAAAGTAACACTACAAAAGCTACTATCGCTTTATCATCCAATGAGAGACAAGTTGTTTTACGAGTTTAAACCTCAAGTTCAAGCGGCTAACCAACTTGACTGGTTAGAGATTGAGGCCGACGCAATGATTGTTGCTAAAAGCCTAGACATAGACAAGCTTGAGGCCGTGCTACGCGTTGAGTTTGGATCTAACGTATCTAAGATGAGTTCTAAAGAACTTAAAAGAGATGCCCTACTATTTGCTAAAAGAAACCCAGTTTTATTCTTAGAGTTAGTAGAAGATGAAAACGTAGAGCTTAGAAACGTTGGTATCAAAGCTGTTGAGGCTGGAATACTAAAGCTGTCTCAGGATCAAAGAACATTTTCTTGGGGTTCTAATGACAGAAAATTAATGACAGTTCCTTTTGATGAACACCCATACTCAGCGTTAGCTGT